ATTCTTAACGCGAATTATCAACCAGCATATTCGTATGTAATTAATTCAAGTTCTTATGGTGGTGCGTCTTTTGGTGCTAATAACATGGCATTTAAAATCGTAGCTCTGAATGATGGTGATATCACCAATTCAGGTCGTTTAAGCGCGTCATTATCGGGTTCTGGTCAAGCTGCTGACGAAGGAAGTTCAAATAATATTTTGACCAGCGGTTCACAATTCAATATCCGTTGGGAAATTGCCAATGTGGATGCTTCACGTGGTGTATTTGATTTATATATCCGTAGAGGTGATGACATTTCTAACCGAAAGGTTTTGATGGAACAATATTCACAAGTAAGCCTTGATCCAAATACACAAAACTATCTTCCAAGAGTAGTTGGTGACATGGTTAACACGCTTCGTTATGATTCTAACGGTTCTCCTTATTTGGAACGTTCAGGTTCATTTACAAATAGAAGCCGATTTATCCGTATCGAAGGAACAAATAACACGTTCAATTATATCAACTCTAACGGTACAATTCGCGACGTAAGTTTGTCTGGTTCATTGCCAGCAGCAGTAAGCGGAACCTTTGCAGGTGGAAGTGATGGAAACGTAAATCATCCACGAGCAATGAATGAAAATATCTTTGCAACCAATACACAAGGATTCAATCCTGCTTCTGCTTCTGGTGGACAAACTGCTTATCAAGACGCGATCGATATTCTAAGCAACAAAGATCAATATGATATAAATCTTCTGTTCACTCCGGGATTAATTGATAACTTAAATGGTCACAGCGCGATTATTACCAGAGCGATAAATATGTGTGAAGATCGTGGTGATGTGTTTTATGTAATTGACCCGACTTACAAAGGTTCAACCGTTGGACAGGCACAATTAGCTGCCGAAGCCAGAAATACAAACTACGCTTGTTACTATTATCCGTGGTGCATGATCCCTGATCCAGATTTGGGTCGTAATATTTGGGTTCCACCTTCCGCGATTGTTTCAGCCGTGTATTCATTTAACGACTTGGTTGCACATCCTTGGTATGCACCTGCTGGTTTGAATCGTGGTACGTTGGATACAGTAATTCAAACAGAACGTTTGATGACGCAAGGCGACCGTGATAACCTTTATATTAAATCGGTTAACCCTATTGCAACTTTCCCACGTCAAGGGGTTACTATTTGGGGTCAGAAAACACTTCAAAAGAAACAGTCAGCATTTGATCGAATCAACGTAAGACGATTGTTAATTGATGCTAAGAAGTTTATTGCGTTCACCGTAAAGTATTTGGTATTTGAAAACAACACCGTAGAAACACGTGCTAGGTTCATCGAAATTACTGATCCTTATTTCCGTAGAGTGAAAAACCAACAAGGTCTTTACGACTATCGAATTATCATCGACGAAAGCAATAACACACCAGATGTAGTTGATCGTAATGAAATGAGGGCGCAGATTTACTTGAAACCTGCAAAAACAGCCGAATTCATCATTGTGGACTTCTTGGTACTTCCTACTGGTGCGTTGTTCCCTACTGACACTAACGAATAATAAGAATAGATTATCCGAACCTTTGAATGGATGTAAAAAAAGTTTGAAGGTTCGGATATTTATAATAAACAGAGGAAAATTAGAAATGCCAAGACTTTTAACACCGGAAGCGCACAATCCAATTTTGCAATTCCGATATATGATTACGACTTCAAAGTTACCAAATGTTCAGTTGTATGGTAAGGCTGCTACGCAACCAACCCACCAATCTGCTCCGGTAATAGTTGAATATGTAAATTCATATTTCAAAGTTAAGGGAAAATTAAGATGGGATTCCATTACGATTTCCTGCTATAACTTTGAAGGGATTACCGCAACTGAGTTGTATGGTTACTTGCAACAGCACCAAGCCGTAGATTCTGCGACTGACACATATGCGCCAACTTACAAACATGACCTTCAACTCCATTTACTTGGTCCTGACGAAGCACCTGTTGGAACTTGGAAATTAGTAGGCGCATTCTTTGAAACAGTTGCATACGGAACGCATGATCGGGGAACTGATGACGTTTCAACTGCCGAGTTGACAATCTGTTACGATTATGCGACTTATTCTTAGATAAATCAAGTTGATTTATTTTTAGTATCAAATTAAAACTTAAATAAAGGAAAAAATATTATGGTTCCAGATTTTTTGGTAAACTTATTGGTTAACCTTTGGGATAAATTCAAAGCTAAAAACGCAAAGGTTGCGACATTGATCGTATTGGTTCTTGGTACTTTGGTTTATTTTGCAGATCAAGGTTCATTGGCAGGAATTATTGCCCTTCCAGAATGGGCCGCTACGGCAATTCAATGGCTTGGTACTGTGTTACTTGCACTTCAAGGTTCACGGACTTCCGCTGATCTTGCGAAGAAGAACGCTGAAGGTTAACATTATCCATTTTTGGATAAACGAAAATAGGGACTTGGTGTTAAAACCTTGTCCTTATTTTTTTAATTAATTATGAAGTTCGATTAGGATATATGGATATTCATTTCCGCGTTCGCCCCTAACATCATGAGTGATTTGACAAACTCGCAAAGAAGTTGTATTTCCCTTGTATTTGCAGATAACACGCTCACCTATATTTGGAACTCGTGCAAAAACTTTAACTTCTGAACAATCATAATCATCCAGATTTGTGTGACATTGGCCTTTAATCATTTGTTTGTTTATTTGATTATTATAATTATTTTCGTTTGCCGCCGCGACGAGTACGGGTTTTATCTAATTTAGATTTTTCGACGCCCAACCCTTTAAGTCGTTGGATGATATTTTTCTTTTCTGAGAAAGACAAGGCATATGTGAGTTTATCGGCAACGTCATAATCTTGAATTTCCCACTTGGACGGAATTTCGAGATACTTTTGATTCCACAACTGATCAAAGGTTCCGATTTGCGAAATTCTTTCCAAGATTTCATCTACTTGGTAGACAACTTCTTCCATCGGCGCATCGAAGTATTGGCATTGGGTGTTGTAATTTATTACACTGTTTACGTTACTGATTGAAAGCGTACCGCAATCTTGCTGAAAACTTCCCACCAATTCATCAAATCCAAATTCAGCAGATGTTTCGAACCTTTCTACGAATCTAAACACAACTTCGCCATTTACGGTAGCAACAAACCAATCCTGAAACGTTGCAAATGAATAATTACCACCGTTACACGACGTATATGCCTTGTAATTGGTGTAATCGGTACACACCCGCATCGATATTAGATGTTCCCATCGTGGAAACTCAACTGGATCGTCGGGTGCAAAATGGAAATCAATTTCATATCCATGCAAACAGATATGTTGTGCTTCGGCTTCGGAAACTTCACGAATAAATTTTCCGTTAGGTTTTTGGAAATACCAACCCAATTCGCAATGGCGAAGCAAGTTTCCGCCGTTTGTAAGAATCATTTTTTTCATATTATTGGAAGTTTTTTTTGTTAATTGACCTTACAAAGATACAACCGTTTTTATGATTGTCAAGGGTTAAGTTGTTAATTATGTGTTAACGATTAAAATTAACATTCGGGTATATTTATAGACATGCCAAGATTATTATTTCCGGGACCGTTTGAACCTTCACTTCAATTCCGTTATACTATTTTTACGAGTAGGATAAAGGGGATGCTCTTTTATGCCAAATCTGCTCAACAACCGAGTTTTGATAATAGTCCAATGGAACTCCATCATGGAAATAGTTCTTTTTTTGTGAAGGGTAAAACCAAATGGAATCCAATAACAATTAAATGTTACCAGTTCATCGGGATAACATTACTTGATTTCTGGATTTATATGCAGCAGCACCAAATCACGGAAACTGCTACTGATTTTCATGCTGAAACCTATAAACACGATTTGCGGGTTTCAGTGCTTGATCCGAATGAAATTCCAGTAGGAACGTGGGTATTACACGGAGCATTCTACGATAATGTGAATTTCGGGGACATGGATCGCGGAACCGATGGAATCGTTGAAATTGATTGCACGATTCGGTATGATTACGCCACCTATAAACCGTTTTTTTAAATAAAGGATTTAATAATATGGCAAGATTATCGCCCGAACAATACAACCCGATTACATCATGGAGATTTAAAGTCCAATTTAGTTCCTTACCGGAAGTAGGATTTTACGCCAAGTCAATAACGTTACCCCAAATTGATAATGCACCGTTAACTTTGGAATATGGAAATACCCAGATGAAAATCAAAGGTAAAACCAAATGGAACGATGTCGTAATGGTCATGTATGCCTATGAAAAGATGACTAACGAACAACTTTGGGAATACATGACTACATTACACCAGAAGGTTGACGATGGTACTGACTTTTATGGCGAAAAATATAAACTGGACGTTATAATCCAAATAATGTCGCCTAGTGATCAGCCAATTGCAAAATGGACTTTAATCGGTGCATTTGGCAATTTGATTGAATTCGGTGAAATGGATTATTCAACCGAAGAAGTGGTTCAGCCCCGAATCACGTTTAGCTACGATTATGCGCTTTACGAGAAACAGGGCTACCAATTTACTTAGACTTAACCAATTCAAAATGATTGGTTTTTTGGTTCAGGCTTAGGCCCATAAAGGTCAACAGGGACATCGGAATCTTGTAATAACTTGCAACCCACTTTTTAGGTTCGTAAGTCCGTTTGTTAGTCCAAACGGTTTGTCCATTCCATTCTTTTTTAACTCTTTTGGAAGTCTTAACCTTTCGGTTAATTTTTTGGTAATGGAAGCCAACAGCATTTCCATTATCATCCCAATGACCCCAAGATACTCCATTACTGGAACTTCCATAATGGATATTGCCAAGCAGCGTATGTGGATTGAGATTGCTTTTTGAATTTCGGGTAATTTGACGCGGGACAATTTTGATTTTAAGATTCATATTCAGTTAGCTTAGTTTTAAATTCGTTAATAATTTGTTTGCGGCCTTTTTTGAGGTAATCATTGGCAGTTTCGGCCAAAATAAGAGTAATTATTTCTATTTGTTCCTCTTTACTTTTACCCTGATTATGAATATTAAACAATGTTGACCACAATTGATCGGCACGGCATTGTAAATCGGTATTCATGGCTTTTAATTTTTAAATTGTTTCGAGTGAAGTGGCGTTTTTAACGCGATAAATCCAATCGGCAACGTCATCAGTAGAAACCCAACCCGTAACGGTATCGGAACCAAAATTATACCAAACCAACTCGGCATCCCAAATTGCAATTTCTGCGGTCGCAGATTGAATAATTGGTTCGTCCATTTCGGATCGAAAACTGGCAGTAAACGATCGACGTTCGCAATAATTTCCAACTCCAAATTGAATTGAAATTGTTAGTCCATTTTCAAAGGTCATTTGAAGTCCTTTATTTTCGCAAGAGGTAAACATAAATTCAGATATTTAAGTGAATGATGTGATAAAAGTACAACCACTTAACCTTTGCCTCCAAATATTTTAATCCCGTTAACAAAAAAATAACATTTGACCTTGATACTTATATTTAAAACAACAAAAGAAGGAATTTATGACAGAAGGAAAAGTTCACCTTAAAACAGAACAACAACCAGAACCACCATTTCAACGCACATTTCCAAATAACATCGTGGAACTTCCATCGAAAGGTTTGGTTTATGAAGAAGGAAATTTACTTTCAAACGGAACCGTCGAAGTAAAAGACATGACGGCGAAAGAAGAAAACATTCTTACGACCGAAAGTTATATCAAGCAGGGAATCGTAATTGACAAGTTTTTACAGTCAATCATCGTTTCACCTAAGTTCAATTATGATAACCTTTTGATCGGTGACAAAGATGCTATTATTTTGGCAAGTAGAATTTATGGATATGGTGAAATTTATGCCGTAGAAGTGACTGCTCCATCAGGTAAGAAACAGAAAGTTGACATTGACTTAACGACCATTCCAAACAAAGAAATTGACGAAACCAAATTCATTAAAGGCGAAAACAGGTTTAAATATAGCTTTGAAAACCGTTTTGGTAAATATGAACTTGAATTTAAACTTTTGACTGTTGGCGATCAACGTCGAATCGACGATCGATTGAAGAAAT